TGATGACGGATTGAAGAAACTCGAAATAATCTACGCAAAGGCGACAAGTGATTCTCCAACTAAATCCGATCATCTCGATGATGACGAGTAAAGGCCACGGCTACGCAAACTTTCTTATGGACTCAGGCGAAGAAGGAGATCTTTACTGGATCGTTTTTTTAGATAATTGTGAGATTTGGACATTTAAAAATAGCGAAGTAAGACTTTCTAAAAATATAAGTTTAGGTCGTAAGTAGCTAGAAAACTTCTCATGTTTTAATTTGTATTCACCAGATCAAAAAAGCTGGAGGGGTTATGATTGTTTTTCCCGACAAAAGCAAAAGATTGATTGTCGTTGATAACATCAAAATACTCTATTCAAAGATAGAAAAAGACCCAGAAGGTTGGATATCTTTTACTGTCTATAGCCCAATACCTTTTGATCTGGTAGAAATAGAAACCATCGACCAGCAACTATTCAAAGCCTGGTTTAATGGTAGAATATGGGAAGGATACAAAATAAAGAATTCTCCCCCTGTAATCAAATGGCGAAGAATTAGGGAGCGGTAAAATGCATCAAGGGTATATGGATAAATTAAAAGAGTCTTTGGGAATGCGACACAAAGGCAAAAAGAAACAATCACTTAAAGCGAGAGCGCATGAGTCTGAAGGTATGGAAAAGAAAGCTAGCAAAAAACCTTTCGCTAGTGTTTCGAAGATGGATAAAGGCTCTAAAAAACTTCCTGGAATGAGCAAAGAACACGCCAAAGAATACGCAAAATATTCCCCTGCACAACTCAAAAAACATATGAAGGGTGAAAAAGTTCTTCTTGGCATCAAGATCATGGCGAAAAAGAAGAAGTAATATGGAAAAGTGGATTCAAAAAGCACTCAACCCTAAGTCTAAGGGCAAACTTCATAAAGCACTAAAAGTACCCATGGAGAAAAAAATACCTGTTGCTAAACTAAAATCAGCTGCAAAGAAAGGTGGTAAGCTTGGTAAAAGAGCAAACCTAGCTCTAACCCTCAGGAGCTTTCAACGTGGCAAATAAATCGCCTAAACCAACGAACCCCTCTTTATATGCAAAAGTTAAAAGTGAAGCTAAGAAGAAATTTAAGGTATATCCGTCGGCTTATGCTAACGCTTGGCTTGTTAAAACATATAAAGCTAGGGGCGGTGGTTATGAGTCTTAAAAAATGGTTCGCTGAAAAGTGGGTGAACATCGGGAAGAAGAAAGACGGATCATTTGCACCATGCGGTAGACCAAAAGCGAAATTAACCTCTAAAGGCTATCCCAAATGCGTTCCAGTAGCTAAAGCAGCATCTATGTCACCTTCTGAAATTAAATCAGCTGTAACGCGTAAAAGGGCTAAAAAACAGGGAATTAAAGGCAAACCTACCATGGTTAAAACTTATGCACCTAGTCGCTCTAAACCATCACGTTAAAGTTTTAGGAGAGTCACCATGGCAAAATACAAAACCCCTGCTTGGGGTCGATCAGAAGGCAAGTCCAAAACGGGAGGCCTTAATCCCAAAGGAATTGCTTCCTACCGTAGAGAAAATCCACGCTCTAAGCTTGCTATGGCTGTAACAGAGAAAGACCCAGGGCCAAAAAGAGCAGCACGTAGAAAGTCTTATTGCGCTAGATCCGCAGGACAAATGAAGATGTTTCCAGAAGCGGCAGCAAATCCAAAATCACGTCTAAGGCTAGCTCGTAAGAAGTGGCGTTGTTAATCGGCAGTGAAAAGGATAGTCTAGCGTTTAGTCATAAGCCGAGAATGATGGCTGAAAAATTCAGTAATGCGCTAGATTTTTTACGACCTAGTTTATGCTTGATATCTACTCTTTAGCTTTTAGAGGTCAAAAAGTCGCCAAATGGTTTGGTAATAGAGTAGACTTTAAAAAGAGGCTACCAAACACTCAGCGTGATAGCCTCCCAAAATTTCAAAAAACAACCGTTTTATGTTTGTTTTCTTATTAATCAATCGGTTGATTGACAGACCAAATGTATCCAATCATACAAAAAAAGAAAACAAATAAAAAAAAAATAATCCAACCACTTTTTTCTGGATGGAACGCTAAATAAACGCCTAGGGAGAACATTTTAAATAATGAGTTTAACCTTAGATGTAGCATCTCTTTTAGGTTGCGTCAAGTCTTCTATCTTTTTCCCTGGGGCATCCCAGTTAACTAACGTTCCATTATACATAGCTGTAATTGCAGCCATATAAGGTTCTACCCATTCAGGCTTGAAAAGATCCCAGTTTTTTTTGAAATAAACCGTATCCTCTTGTTTTGGTAAGCTGTAGATAAAATACAAACACTCCTTCTGATTATCATAGTAGTAAAGATCTTGGCTCCAATCTGGCTCAGGCTTTGTTGACCTCACAAAATACCGAGTTTTGATAACGTTGGTATTGGTGTAGTCGTTTTTGCTTATCACCACGATGTAATAACCTTGGGGGTCATAGTTTCGATGTTCAGCAATTATCTTATCCATCATCTTTTGGTGATTCTTTTTTTTCTCATCTACTATCTCTTGTACTTGCAACCTTTCTTGAGTGCTATAAGCATTTGCTGATAGTTCAGAGATGTTGATTTCTTTGGTATTTTTTCTACCTTCTACGAGATCTATTTCTTTCATATCTTCCTTCAAAGCTAAAGATTATATAACAAAAAATTGACATAAACAGAATTGAAAAACTATCTTGAAAGTACTATCGGCTAGGCGCATCCTAGACTTATAGGCAGTAAAATCCATTCGCCAAGGAACAGCTCATGAATGACGAACAACCAATTGATGTGTTAGAACAAGAGGTATCACATCAGCCTCAAGAAGTTCAAGAGCCTACGCAAGAGGCTCAAGTTCAGGAATCTAAACAAGATCGGAACTGGAGAGAAATGCGTAAAAAGCTCGAATACTACGAGCAGAGATTAGAAGATTACGAAAAAAGACAGCCCTCAGCCCTCAGCCATCAGCCTCAGCCAGAAGAAGAGGATCTTGTATTAGCCGACGATGATATCGTCACAGCGAAAGACGTAAAGTTGCTCGCAAAGAAAATGGCTAAAGAACTCTACCAACAAGAAAGGGTGAAGTTTGAAGCGGAGACAGCAGAGGACAGGCTTAGATCAAAGTTTACTGATTTCGATGACGTGGTAAGCGAGGAAAACGTTAGAAAACTCATAAAAGATGAACCAGAACTAGCGAAAGTCTTAAGAGCTACTAGCGATCCTTATGCAAAAGGAGTTGCTGCGTACAGGTATATCCGCATGATGGATAGGGCACATCCAGAACAGGTGGATAAACAAACCATACGGCAAAACCTACAGAAACCGAGAACAACCTCCTCTTTAAAAGAAAGTGGACTTGATCACGCAGAAGAGTTTGCCTCGGGAAGAATGACGACAGAAATGCGTCAGAAATTGTATGAGGAAATGCGAGCATCTCAAGGACGACGCTAACTAATAAAGGTTAGATATGTCTATTACAACAACATCTACTCTGCCTCCACAGGTTCTTCTATCATTTTCGATGAAATTGCTCAGTACTCCTGTGCCTTATTTCATCCATACAGTCGGCGCGGATTATAGAACCATGCGGGCAAATGGTGGAACAACTCTGAGGATGACCAGATATAACCCATTGGCAGCAGCACTTGTGCCAATCGGTAATTCGGGACAAACTCCCCCAGCTCAACAATTAACCGCTGTAAACATTGACGCGGTTGTTGGATTCTATGGAACTTATGTAGAATTAAATGAGCAGGTAACACTTCAAAGACAAGATCCTGTCCTTAACGAAGCTGCGGAAAGGCTCGGTGTCAGCTTAAGACAAACAGAGGATGAACTTACAAGAGATCGTCTTCTTTCTACCATGTCACAGGTAAACTGTACTGGTGGATCAAACGGTGATAACCCCACAGAACTAACATTCTCCGACGTGGTGAATGTAGTTAAACAACTTCGTAGCAACAACGCTTACGAGTTTATGGATGGTATCATCGGAGAAAACCGTTTTGGAACAAGCCCAACAAGAGATGCGTACCTAGCGATGGGTTCGACTCAATTGCAAGGTCAGTTCGAGAACATTTCTCAATTTACCTACAAATGGAACTACCCATCTATCCAATCCACTATGCCATCTGAGTATGGTGCGATTGCGAACGTTCGCTTCTTGCTCTCCTCAATTGGAGCCAAGTTGCCTAACGCTTCTGCAAACGGTGCGGATGTGTATCCACTAATCGTAATCGGTAGAGAGTCCTATTGTATCGTGGAACAAGATCGTTATAGCTCTTCGTTCATCTATAGACCACCAATCTTCTCTTCACCACTAGCGCTTAACGCAACAGTGGGTTGGAAGATGGCCTATGCTGGTGTTATCACCAACGATGCCTGGGTGTTCCTACTTAACTCAACGCTTTCATAAGGAGATAGAATATGGCAGTATATGGCAGCTTTACCTCCGATGGCGTATCCGAACTATTGGATATCGTAGCGGGACCAAAATATCTAAAACTAACAAACACAAGTGCAGTAGGACAATTTGAGTGGTATAAAGGCTATGCAGCTGATACCGCTACAAACGTCGCTACAGGTGCTGCAATTTCCTCAGGTGGAGTAACAGAGTTTCTTTCCTCTGAAAGCAATTTTGCAGCTCAAAAAAGCATGAGCGCACCATTTTCTGCATCTGCAGGATTTGGCCAAACAACAATCACTGTTTTGAACCATGGTTATGTTGCTGGGGATATCATTAAGATCACCAACACAACAAGCATGAGACAAATTGCAGGGATGTTTTTCCAAGTTGCAATTGTAGTGGATGCAAACAACTTCAAGATCAATTTGGATTCATCTGCGTTTGCTTCACAAGCGACAGCAGGGGTTTGCCAAAAACTCATTGTTCCGCAACTGTGGCAACCAAGACAGAAATTCATTGTAGCAATGACCCTAGGTGCTACTACAACGATTAAAACATCTGTGGATCATGGTTATTCCGTTGGTCAATTGGTAACTCTTCAAGTCCCAGCGGACTTTGGATCAGTCCAATTGAATGGTCTAAGAGGAAGAATTTCTTCTGTACCAGCAGCTGATGAATTTGTGGTAGATATCAACTCATCCGCAGCAACAGCTTTCGCATTCCCAGTATCTGGTGCAGTGCCGTTTAGCTTTGCTCAAGTTGAGCCAGCAGGATCACAAACTACTTTAGCCCAAGGAAACGTAACTCCAGGAGCATCCGTTAACGATGGTGTTCGTGGATTAGCTCTAGGGCCAAACGTAATTGGTTCATCTGGTGATGAAATTTACTGGTATGCATTGACTTAAAAACACTAGGGGGTGGGTAACTGCCCCCTTTAACTTTAAAAGGAGAACTTATGACAGTTTCGGCAATCGTTCATAAAGAACACGATATCATCGTTAAATCAAACGCTAATCCCTTACCTACCGATGAGAAAAAAAGAAAAGAAGAACTGAATAAGCGTATGCAAGAGGATTTAAAAAAGTTCCGTTGCCGTTTTATTGATCTTCAAGCACCTATGAGTGGCTCTATTCAATACACTCTACAACTCTATCCTAATCAACCCGAAATTAGACAAAAGCTTCTATCGGGGAGAACTTACGATCTTACTAAGATGGAAATTAAACATTTGATGGATAGTAAAATTCCAAAATATGATTATGTAACCGATCCTGTTAGTGGATTACAAGTCCATAAACAAGTAGGATATGAAAAAAGATTCTCTGTAGAGATACTTCCTGAGGGGCTATGAGTGCAACGCTACAACAAATAAGGACAAAAGTTCGAAGAATTACGGCTTTAGACACTCCAGCTAAGCTTAGTGATGCGAACATAGATTTTTACGTGAATACGTTTTATCTCTATGACCTCCCCGAACAAATGAAACTGTTAAACCTCAAAGAGACCTACCAGTTTTATACCGAGCCTTTTGTTGCTAGCTACTCTTTCCCAAAGAATGACTATACACTTGTAGAGCCATTGATTCAGGTTAATGGCTATGAGACACAATGGTTCCAAGATCCTCTAATTTTTAATCGCACATTCCCAACACTTGATGTAACTCAACGTATCGGAACAGGGAGCGGTATCACAGGCCCATTTAACGCAACACTTGGCACAAGCCCAGTTCTTGCAGGTTATACGAATGGTGTTGGAACAATTGTTTCTAACGTAATTGTTGCTTCTATTGATATTAACGGAGACTCAATCGTTTTAAGGGATAATGGTCAGGGAGCATTTTTAGACTCTAATGGAGCAATTGTACCCTTCTGTACGATCAACTATCTAACAGGCGTAATTGGTATTGTTTTCCCTATTGCGATTCAAAGTGCAGCAGATGTGAATTGCACCTACTACAGCTACAGCGCTACACGACCTACGTCGGTTTTATTCTTCGAGGATACGTTCACTTTTAGACCAATCCCAGACCGCGCCTATATCGTAAATATGAACGTCTACAAGAAACCTACTGAACTTACGAACCCTACAGATGAACCCGTATTTAATGCTATGTGGCAACTTCTTGCATTTGGAGCAGCTCAGAAGATCTTCATCGATACAGGAAAGTTAGACCAAGCTCAAGCATATCAACCCTATCTAGAAGAGCAAATGGATCTTGTGAGAAGGAGAACATTAAATCAGCAAGATGTGCAGAGAGTAGCAACGTTATACTCTGCTCAAATGACAGGACAATTTAGTAACAATAACTTTTTCTTTTAGGATGAAAGTATGACTTACACAACAAATATCCCTCTTTCAGCCCAGAAAATTAAAAACACAACATCCTTGATTCGAGCAAACTTTGACAACTTAGCTGCTGGATTATCAAACGATCATGCTGATATCAATGATCCAACCTCAGGAACAAGACTAACACATGACAAAGTCAGATTGAATGTTCAAGCTGTAGGGCCCTCCACAACAACGACACAAGTTGCGTTATATGCTAAAAATGTGACAGCTGGTGGAACACCATATCTAGAGTGGTTTTTTAGAAGGGCTAACAATGGAAGTGAAATACAATTAAGCTCTGGAGGACTTACACCTGCACTTTCTGGTAGTGGTGTAGGAACACAGGGATATACATTTTTGCCAGGTGGTTTGGTATATGTTTGGGGTCATGTAGCTGCTTTTGTTAATAACGTAGACCAAACATTTCCACAAGTTGGCGGAATAAATGTAGCAAATATTTATCAATTAACATTACAAGTTGCTCCACCAATTACAGTACCATTAGGAAATAATGCTGCTTTTATATTTGTTGAAAACATAAACAATGTCCCTGCATTAGGAACTTTTAAACCAAGATATTTAAAAGTAAACGGTGATAATGCTTTTGCATGCCCCACGTATTATCAAGCAATCGTTGAGTTAGCTCCATGAGTGTAAATAATCTCGTTATCTCAGATTTCGCAACAGGATACCAAACAAACATCGCCCCAGCGAAGTTGTCTAACGATGCATTCCCTACACTTGAAGACGCTCTTATATGGCGTAATCGTTTAAAGCAAAAAGACGGTGTTAAGTTAGTTGGTAGATTAAGACGTGAAATTGAATTTACGTTGGGTTCTACAGATGGAGCAGGGGCGTTTAGTGGGAATATCATCACGATTGCCTCACTTGAAACAACTGCAAACTTTGAAGGAGAATCCTTTAGCATCGTCATAGGTGCTGCTACTCTTACCGACAATGGCCTAGGTGTTTTGGCTGGTGGTGGAGCAACAGGCACAATCAATTACGCCACAGGTGATATAACAATCGCTTCAGCTCCAGCAGCAACGTATATTGTCGCTACATTCGCCTATTACCCTGGCTTACCCGTAATGGGGTTACCTAACTTTGATACCACTCAACTGAACATTGAAGAGAACCTCGCATTCGACACTAAGTACGCCTATAAGTTTGTAACTACACAATACGAGGATGAAAGCTTTTACAAAAGCACAAGCACTCCAAGGCCAGCAGTAACCTGGACAGGTGCAAACTACCAACAGTTTGACACGTTTAACTATCGTAATGTTCTTTGGACTACGAATAACGTTCCTGGACAACATGTAATTTCTGTAACTGTTTCGGGTTTTGTTTCACCTACAGTAACTACCACAGCAGCACACGGTCTATCGAATGGAATGGTGGTATCGTTTGTTTCCTCAACAATAGTTGCTGGAATAATTGCTTTCCCATTTGTAATCAGCAATGTAACTGCAAACACATTTGATATCAGCCCAGCCACAGCCCCCGGCCCAGCCATAGGTGATGGAATTATGGTTGTAGGAGGTTCTTTAACTGGAACTGGAGACGGCATTCGCTGGTATGATGGAACAGGATTTGTAAACTTCCAACCACCTCTCAATCTGAACGCAAATCCAGCACTTGCAGACATAGTGTATCTCAGGGGTGCTTTAGTTGGATGTGTATTCAAAGACCGAACCATTTTCTTTAACACCGTTGAAGCAAAACAAGGCGTATCAAATGTAAACGCCCAAAGATATCCACAACGGGTGCGTTGGTCACAAAATGGAACACCTTTCTGGGGACAAAACCCAACGGGGCAAGTAGTAGATCCCTACTCATGGGATGAAACTAAACCAGGTCGGGGAGGATATATTGATGTCCCTACCAACGAGTTTATTACGAGCATAGCGCAAAACAAAGACGTAGTTTTGATCTATTGCGAACGATCTACATTCCGTCTTGTATATACAGGTAATGAAGTCCTGCCATTTGTATTTCAAAAGATCAATGACCAGTTAGGTGTAGAATCTACCTTCTCCACGGTGCAGTTTGATAAATACGCTATGGGCTTTGGTCAGACAGGAGTTCATGAATCTACAACTACTGACATCCTAAGAGTAGATGAAAGAATCCCATCAGAAATATTCAAGATCAAAAATACCGATTTTGGCCCACAGAGAGTTTCTGGTAATATCAACTACTTCGAGGAAATCGTCTATTTTGCTTATCCCGATGCAACAATTACCTCTTTGAATAACGAAACATTTCCGTATCCCAATAGAATTTTGGTCTACAACTACGTCAACAAATCGTTTGCAAAATACCGAGATAACGTCACTGCCCTAGGTTATTCTTATTTGAAGATTGATCAATCCATTACTTGGAATACAGAGATTACATGGGGTGAAGCAGATTTCGAATGGGGATCCGCTGAGCAAATAACAGGCTACCGTAATTCTATCGGAGGAAACCAAAAAGGGTATGTATTTGCCTTTTTGCTAGGTTTAAATGTTAATGATGCACAACTCAACATCACCGCTGTAAACAACACTACAGGTGCACTAACTGTGACAGATCACGGTTTTGATGAAGGAGCAGCGATAAGAATTACTGGATGTGTAGGGACATCAGGTATTAATGATTATAACTACATAGTTTCGATTATCGATAATGATACTGTAACCGTTACTAAAGCGGATGGTTCGCCTCTAGGCTGGAGTGGGACATATCTTGGTTTGGGACAGATTACAAAAATTATTGTACCAAACGTGGTCACCAAAGATTTCAATTATTTCCTGCAATCCCCTATCTCAATAAGAATCAACGAAATCGATTTCTACGTAGCCCAATCAAGCGGTGGTTCATTTGTTTGTAATATATACGACAACACCACACTCGGTAACCCCATCAATGGGGACATTACTACGAACTTAGGTACCGTTACCACAATTAATAACATCGATTATTCTGATAGCAACCTTGTATCAACAGCCCCCTCGCAACTTCTTATAGGTAATCAATCCCAAGAGTATGTCTGGTCAATACTGCAAAACAGCGTGCAAGGACAATCTTTAAGAATGCAGTTAACTTTGGACACAAGACAAATTGCTAATTATGCCACAGAAAGCTACGCACAGATGATCATACAGGCAATCGTGATCCAATACACATCAAGTGGTAGGTTAATCCAATGACGATTAACACAACTAACTACATCCAAGCGTTCTTGCCGAACTCTGTTGATTTCACAGATAACCCTAAATTACTCCCCGATCAATTGACTCTTATTTATAGCTTGATTGCAACCGCTGTTAATTTGCGTCAGATTGGATTTTATTTGTCAGAAGAGCAAATCACAGGCCAACAAGTTTATATTCCAGGTAACCCCCAAAGAAACCGTTTTGCTTTTAGAAAAACATTTGAATGCGGAACGTTACCGAACACAGGAACAATTACCATCGCTCACGGTATTGATTTTACAAATACCGATCTCGAATTCTTAAACATCTATGGAGCATCTACACAACCTACAGTTGGTGCCATACCTCTACCCTACGTACAAGCTACACCTCAAGTGCAATTAGACCTAACAGCGACAGACATTGTGATCACAACCTTTGGCAACTACACAGCCTATACCAAGACGCTTGTAACAATTGAATACGTCAAAAATGCGTAAACTAGTCTAAAAAAAATAAAACTGTCATTGTTATAAATAAAAGTTGAGGTCTTATGTCCATTGCTGCACCAGGGTTTCAGCCTGGCGGTTTAACTAGCCCCACATTCACACCCTCAGGACGGGGAGGTTTGAGAGATTTTCTTTTAGGTACACCTGAACAATTCGTGCGTACACCTGGTCGTGAAATGCTTTATGAGCAGATGATCAGAGGTTTAACGCAGAACTTACCTCGTGGATACGATCTACTGAGTACACTTCTAGGCCCAGAATCAGGACTCTATAGCGAATTTGAACAACCAGCAATCCGCATGTTCCAAGAAGAACTCGTACCAGAGCTAGCAGGACGCTTTACAGCTCGTGGAGAAGGCGGGCAAGGGTCAAGTGCTTACCAACAACAAATGCAAGCGGCAGCAGGCCGTTTAGCACAGGATTTAGCAGCACGTAGAACAGGCATGAGAATGTCAGCACTAGATCAACTCTTTTCACAAGCTGGGCAAGTAATGGCAGCAAGACCTTTTGATCTTATGCCACGTAGACCAGGTGCTTTAGAGAGTGGAGCTTTAGGATTGTTGCAAGGTGTAGGTAAAGGCATTTCAAGATTTGGCGGGGTATAGCATGACACCGAGCGTATTAGGAGGCCCTCTAGGTTTCCAACCACAGTTTACACCAACAGGTCGGGGAGGATTCTTTACAGGATCACCTGAAATGTACGGTAATATTCCTGGTCGTCAAATGTTGTATGGGCAAATGGCGCAAGGTACTTTAGGTGCATTTCCTGGAGGATTTGATTTCATCAGCAGACTACTTTCTGGAGATCCTGCACTTTTGCAAGAGTTAGAAGCACCTTTAAGAAGACAATTCGGTGAACAAGTAATACCTGGTATCGCTGAAAGTTTTACCTCCATGGGTGAAGGAGCACAAGGGTCTAGTGCCTATCAACAACAACTAGCTCAAGCTGGTACTGGATTGGCACAACAACTAGCTGCACAAAGAGCAGGTCTAAGACAAACAGGACTGCAATACCTTCTAGGACAAACACAACCAGCATTAGAACAAAGACCTTTCGATATAGCTCCCCGAACACCAGGATTTTTAGAAAGGCTACTAGGCGGTATAGGAGGTACCTTCTCA